ACGGATGAACGGTAGTTTTAGAGGTTGTTTATATTCTCAGCTCATGTATAGTTTAACCATCGAAGACATAAACAGAGGGTAAGACAATGAATGAATTATTATATGATGGTATTTATTACACTTTTGAATACAGTCAAGATACTGGTTATATTGAAGTGCGAGACAATAAGGGTATTATTGCTAGTGGTCAGATGGATGATACTTTTGAAACATTTATCTATGAATATGAGTCAACTACTGATCTAGACTTTGAAGCATCCGGTAGTAGTCCAGATATGTATTTCAATCATCAAGATAATGGTGTGTTTATAGCAGGTTGGTTAGTGGCAACACATCCAGAGTACCAATAATGTACGAAATAACACTTGCACTGGCGTGGTTGATCGTGCTAGGCTGTATATATCTTGTAATTAAACATTAATCTAAAGGTGACTTATGAACGAACTAACAGAGTTTGAATACAACAAAGAGATCCGTTCAATAGCTGCTGACCTGGTGTCAGAGGCTATGGCTGAGCATGAGAACGACCACGAGGCAGCCGAGGAAGAAATACACGACTCTAGACTGCATGAGACCATAGATGGACATCAGTGGGTTATTTATTACAGCTATAACCTTGACGTTATCAAACACTCAAACAATGCTGATTATATGGCTGATAACTTTGGTTTTGAAGGATATGACGACCTGAACACTTTATACTGTAATGTAGCATTCTGGTGCATGTACGCCGATGTTCAGGACGAGCTAGAGAATGCATTTGATTGGTTTGAAGCAGAGAACGAGTCTGAGGAGGGTTGAGCGATGGGTAACTGTAAAAACTGTAAACATTGGGAAAAATACCCTGCCAGCTTCTGGGATTTTAACAGACCTATGACGGCTTGTGACTTAGAAGTTTATGATGGCGAAGCGCAGTTCGAAATTCAGGCAAGTGCAGCCGACGATACTAATCTATCAGCTTGTCTGGTAACAGGGCCAGAATTCGGTTGTGTACACTTTCACTTAATACAGAGGATAAATACTAATGAGCACACACACAAAACAGAGAAAAGCCCAGAACCACGCTGAGCGTATCAGTGTTCACCGAGTAACGAAAGATATAACGATGTTCTTTAACTCAGCTCACACAGCACCGACTGTGCGTGGGAATGAGCTTAAAGACGCTACTCAGGAGATGAAACGATGAATAATATTGAACTAATGATCGCTGAAGCAGGTCTAGACTTTATCACTGATGGCACTGCAATCCGTATCTGCTTTCCGCTGAGATTAGATGACGGCTATGTTTACGGTCATCAACTGTCTGCACCTGTGTACGGCTTGATGCAGACTGCGTTACTTTTGAGGGGGTATTCTGATGTTTCATAAACACAAGTACGGAGAGATTAAGGGTAGATATCAGTATTGTACTGTATGCGGTAAAGCTGAACCTGTAGAATGTAACCATCAATGGAAAACAATCAGTACATTTGAGAAAGGAACTATACTTTCTTCCAACATCTATGCTTATGTATATGTACAGCAGTGCAAGTGTTGTGGATTATTACAGCAGGTAGAGGCGAAATAATGGATATCAACACGAAAGGCAGTAAACACATCAATTTAGACGAGCTAGAACAGCTAATTCAGGGCTTAGCCTCAGATGGGCTTCAGGAGCTTCCTGAGCAACTTTATTTCTTTAGCAGTGGTACGCCATTACTTGATATTCAATCGTGGATTCAGCGTACACGTGCAGGCGATTCGGTGGAGTACAGCGGCAGTGCTGAGCGTATCACGGGTATTGTACGGGAAAGGAGGGTGAAATGAATGCGATTATAGTCCCATTAGTGATGCATTTCATAGGTTTTACAGTTGTACATCTAGACGATAACTGTTATATTCCTGAGCAACAGTCTTTTTATAGCCGTGTTTGTACTGGTATTGATAGAACAGGAGACTACAGCGATGATTAAACCTGTAAAGATTGTACCACTAATTATAGCTATTATGCTAGCATCAGGTTGCATGCAGACAGACACCCTGAAAGATATCAAAGCGACAGGCTGTAAGATCAAGGAGGTGACTGTAAAAAAGGAGCTCTTACAGTTCAGCTGTCATGCTTTCAATTTTAGCCTTTATACAAAGGAGCGTGAGTAATGAATGAGCACGGTATTGTACATAGCAAATCTCAAGGGTTGATAGATGCAGCCTATCGTTTTGCTAAAGAAGCCCACGGTACACAGGTACGCAAGTATACAGATGAGCCGTATATAACACATCCTGTAGCTGTTGCTAAGATAGTTGCCTCTGTTACTGGGGACTGTGAGATGATATCAGCAGCGTTACTACATGATGTCATAGAAGACACTTCTGTAGGTTATAATGATATTGTTAATGCAGGGTTTGGTAAGAGAATAGCTAACTATGTGCTTGATTTAACTGATGTTTCTGTACCTGAAGATGGCAACAGAGCGTACAGAAAAAAGCTTGATAGATTGCATTTAGCATCTGTGTCATCTAACGCTAAGACTATAAAATTAGCTGATCTTATACACAACACAAGCTCTATTTTAGAGCATGATAGAAACTTTGCTAAAACCTATATGGCAGAGAAAAAGCTACTTCTTGAGGTCTTAAGGGAAGGGGATATGGCACTGTATGAACAAGCATCTAAAATAGTACAAGATTATTATAAGGACGTGAACAATGGATAAGTTATTCCACAAACACCTGAAACTGACGAACCTAGGCTTGAAAGAGCAACAACGGTGCAAGAAACCCTGTGATATTGTATCATTCAGGGATAGAATGCACCGATTGAGATTACTTAAGCTTGAGATGTTAATTGATCTGAGAAATGGAGCGAACCGATGAGAGAAGTCATTAAAATTAACCAACATATCCGTGAATTCATTGATGAACAGCAAGAGTACTTGCATATTTACCAGCAATTGTACTGTAAACTCTGTGAAATGGTACAGAACGGGGAACTTACAGATTCAACTGTTGTCAATGAAGTTAAGACAGCACAACGTAAACTGAAGGAGCTTAAGGGATGAAACGTCTGAGCCTACGACAAGCGGTAGACCAAAAGTGCAAAGAGTGTATATACGATCCGTACCAGAAAGGGGCATGGAGAGAGCAAGTACAGGCGTGTACTGCCTCGGACTGCCCTTTGTATGCAGTACGACCTAAAAGCTTCTCTAAGGCCAACGATTCGACCGTAAAGGGGTAATAGATGGAGTGTACAGACATGAGTAAGCTAACAAAACACTTCGCCACCATCCACATAGATGCTAAGAGGGGTGAATAGTGATGGAGTGGTTAATATCAGCAGGCTTAACTCTGTTAGGGATTTTAGCGGCGATAGGTGTTGTTGCTATCTGGATTAAATTTGAAGAGTGGAGAGAAACCAAATGACATTAACCGAACTGTCAAACGATGAGCTGAATCGAAAGTGTGCGGAAGTGATGGGGTATGACGTTATTGAGCAAGGCCATAGCAATGATATTCTCGGCGTTTACAACGATGGCGAGTATTGCGGAATGATAGGCGATTTCACATTCAACTGGTGCGATGATAAATCTTTGTGCATGGATTTGCTGATTGAGTTGTGGAATGCCTGCTGTGTTTATATCGAAACCAGAGGCGGCATGAACTATGTTCAGGTTGATTGGGATGAAACGGGTAACGAGCCTGCATTCGTTGTTGAGCATGAAAACAAGCTGGTTGCCATCGTCATTGCCTTTATCAAGATGAGGGAGAGTGATTGTGAGTGAAAAGATGAAAATAGAAAGATATATTCGGATATGGACACATTTTTGCAATGACCCCAGTGTCAAAAAACCTTGGACTGCTATGTTGCTTGAAAATAAAGATGAAAATCCAATAGAAAAACTGGCTAGTTACGGAGAGCATTCTGGCGCAACATATGGCGACACAGAACTAGAAGCAATTGCGGAATTATTTATTGATCAATACAGCGAGCAAATAGCCGACCTCCAAAAACAAAACGCAGCTTTGCAGGCTAAGTATCAAGAGCTAATAATGCAAGTTGTCAGAAAGTTTCCAGATGAAACTCGGCATGAAACGGTTTTACGTTATATCAAGAATGCTGAATCAGTTGAAAATGAACCGGAGCAGAGCTGATGAGCGAACCAATAAGACAAGGTATAGACGCAACTGATTTTTGCAGACTAAGCGAATGTGATGAATTTATTGTATGGGATTTTGGCGAAGGTGACTGTTATTCATGCAAAAAAGTAGGTCAAAGTCATATTATCGATACTGTGCCTGCTGATTGCAATAAGTTGACAGAAATACTTGAATGGCTAGACGACTAACCCGCATAGCGGAAGGAAATATGATGAGTGTACAAGAGTTTGATACTGAGCAGGAACTGGATGATGCGGCAGAACGATTCGAAGAGCTTTGCTTTCAGCATCTTAATTTGAAAGAAGCGGTAGCGGAAGCGAAGCGTGATTTTGAATATGCTGAAAAAGAACTGCTTGATTTTGAAGAAGATTATCCAGATGTTATTTAACCCCTAGCCAGATACTAGACGGGAGCGTAATAAACATGTATACCACCACAACACGACTGAACATCCAGCTCTGTATCGAGGATATTGCCCATGAAGATGAGCTGGTTTGTACTTACACTCAGTACGCTGGATATCCTGCTACAGGGAGTGAGCCTTACGAACCTGCTGAGCAGCCTTCTGTGGTACTTCAAGAGGCTACGCTTGACAGTAACGGGGTAGATATATTACCATCACTGCCAGATACTGTGGTGGATGAACTGTGTGAACAACTGAATGACGGAGACTATAATGAGTAAGATACAAAGTGCTGTATATATATTAGTTCTGATAGGTATTATCCTCGGCCTGTTAGTGGTTAGTGCCGACAATGAAGCGCAATTTAAAACCACACTAGATGAAGAAATACAGCGAAATAAAGCCCAAATCGAAGCAGTCAGGTTTACATGTAACCAAGTAAAATCTTATATTGACGGGAAGGATTGATGTCTGAGATCATAGGCGATACCCACTGCGAGGTCTGTCGGGATAACGGTGGCGATGCCACGGGCAATCACCGTATCTTGTTTGCAGACGGTGGTAGCTGGTGCTCGCGTTGTGAAACAAATGGCCTTAGAGAGGGTTCCGAAACAAGACAAGAGGTTACACAGGTGAAAACCTTAAAAGAAAAACCAACAAATACTGTAGTGGAATACAAGCTAGTCAACGATGAGTGGAGAATAGACCACCATGCTACAATGTCAGCGATATCTAAACTGAAACCTGAAGCATGGCCTGAACGTAAACTAACAAAACAGACAATGGAGCACTTCGATGCAAGAGTCGCGTATAACCAAGAAACGAGACAAATTACTGACGTTTGTTATCCTGTGCGTGTTAATGGTATTATTACTGGTTGGCATGTCAGAACCTTACCTAAAGACTTCTGTAAAATCGGAAACACGAAGGGGGCTGAGTTATTTGGGCAGCACGAATGTACATCCTTTCTTAAACTTTGGGCAACGGAAGGGGCAGAAGATTGTATGTCAAGTTGGCAAGTGCTTAAAGCAAAACGACCTGATCTTAACCCCTCAACGGTTGCCCTTTCAGGCACGAAGCAACTTGCGCGAATTAATGAACAGAAAGGATTTTTAGAGAAGTTCAAAGAGAAGTCGTTATGTCTTGATATGGGGGAGGAAGGCAGAGAGGCTACGACTGCTATCTGTCAACTCGACCCTTCATGGAAAGACTGGCATATTAGTGAGGATGATGCTTCGGATATGTTGCAAAAAGGTAAGACCGGAGAGCTGGTTAACGCGCTGTTTCAGACGAAAGATTATACTCCTGATAGTATTGTAACAGTAGAAGATGCCTTTGAAGAAGCTATTGAGCTTCCTAAATGGGGCAGGTTATGGCCTTGGTCTTCGTTGAATAAACTGACATACGGTAGACGAGGCGGAGAAGGTATCTATGTAGGGGCAGCTGTGAAGGCGGGTAAGACTGAATGGAAGAACCAGATGATAAAACACATCATTGTTGACGAAGGTTTGAAGGTATTTTCCTGTAGTTTCGAGCAGTCTGCTGGAACACAATTAAAAGCTTATGCTGGTAAACTAAAGCACAAGCAGTTCCATAACCCAGAGCATGTTGATCAAGGGAAGTTCACACAGGAGGACTTAACCAGTGCTGTCGAGGAGCTACGAGGTAAGGTGATCATGTTCAAAGCCTCGTTCTCTGATGTTGGTGTAGGCAATATGTGGGATCGTTTGAAGCCTGCTATCCGCCATGCTGTTGTGGTTGAGGGTGTGAAGGATGTATTTATAGATCCTATTACTCAACTGACAGACGGCATGACACCCTCCGAAACAGAGACAGAACTACGACGATTCAGTAATGAGATACAAGGTATGGCGCAAGAGCTGGACTTTTTTTATTACTGCTTTGCTCACCTGAAAGAACCACCACAGGGAAAAACACACGAGGAGGGCGGGGCTATCAAGGTAGCACAGTTCCGAGGATCAAGAGCAATGGCTGAGAAAACTAAGCTAATGTTAGGTATTATACGGAACCAATTCAGTGATGAGGTGTCAGAAAGAAACATGAGTACACAACATTTGTTACTGAACTCAGGGTTCGGTAAGTCAGGTAAGTTCGATACATGGTACGATGAAGAAACAGGTAGTTATTTAGAACCTAAACAGGAGTTCCATATATGAGGTTTGAGGTTGATGATTTCTTTTCTGGAATTGGTGGATTTTCTTTAGGGTTGCAAAACGCTGGAATGAAGATAAAATCGTTCTGTGAGGTAGATGAATATCCAAGAAAGGTGCTAAAGAAACATTGGCCACTACTACCAATCCACCCTGACATTCGTGAACTATCTGGAAAAGATTTAACAGGTAACATATATTGTGGAGGTTTCCCTTGTCAAGATATATCTATATCTGGCGAAGGACGGGGGTTGAAAGGCGCACGTAGTGGGCTTTGGTACGAATACAAACGACTGATTGAAGAAGGAGAACCTGATGGGGTGTTTATCGAAAACGTGGCAAATTTACGAAGTAAAGGACTTGGACAAGTCTTGTACGATTTATGGGAGATCGGGTACAATGCAGAATGGAATATTATATCGGCAGGAGAACTGGGTTTCCCACATCTCCGAGAGAGAGTATGGATTGTTGCCTACCCCAACAGCACACAACTCGAAAGAGGGTGCATATCCCGCAGAATACAGGAGAAAATCTCCAACCTTAGCAACACACGCAGGGGGAAAGATAAACCCGGAGTGGAGCGAACACTTGATGGGATTTCCTCACAAATGGACAGACTTAAGGGGTTAGGTAATGCAGTTGTACCCTTGATCCCTCAGATAATAGGTGAGAGTTTTATGGGGGTAGTAACATGAACCACAAAGAACTTTGGAACAAGAAATACGAAGAGTTCTGTGAGTCGTACGTACCCGATGTAGCCGCTGAGATGGCTGATGAGTACGTTATTGAATACATCGCAGACAAAGCAGATTACGATTACAACGCTAAGAAAGAGGGAATGTGGTATGACGACTAAGAAGTTTAATATAACATTAGGTGAGTTAGAAGATATTGTTGAGTTCGCAAAACTCAAGGGTGATAACGAATATTGTGTAGTAACATTGTACGTAACATCCACTGCTGTTGGCAGTGTCTTTGAAGTCTCTGAAGAATGGGATTCTGAAAAGACGAATGTAACTAATTATGATACATGGTAAGGAGGTTCTGGGATGACTGAATCTGAAGCAAAGAAGAAGTGGTGTCCACATGTAAGGACATTTGATGGTAGAGTTAGCAATCCTGTTACAGTCAATCGGGACTATGATGGTGAGGTTATGCCTCATTGTAAATGCATAGCATCGGACTGTATGATGTGGTGTGTGGAGGCAGACGCAGATGGTCAGGAATTAGCATGGACAGGTCATTGTGGACTAGCGGGGAAGGTATGATTAGCCGTGTGTTCTTCTGTGATATCGAGTGCGATGGTTTGCTGGATGAGCTGACTAAGATCCATTGCCTGAGTACTAAGAAGCCTGACGATGATCCTTTCACCTTTACAGATAATCCAAGGGCTTTTTTTGAGAACCTGTTACCTAACGATGTACTGGTGTTTCATAACGGTCATGGTTATGATCTTGAGGTACTGAAGAAACTGAAGATTATCGATGATTACAGTATCTTACCTGACAGTATCACTGTGAATGGTGTACGCAAGGAAGTACAATTGATCGATACACTTGTTTGGAGTAGGAAGTTTTGGCCTGATATGCCTCAAGGACATGGCCTAGAAGCATGGGCTAAGCGTCTAGGAGCGTACAAGCCACAGATAGATGATTGGGAGAATTTAAGTATCGAGGAGTACATAGAACGAGCTGAAGAGGATACAATCACCACAGAAGCTGTCTTTAAATACCTTTGTGATAAACTGGGAGTAAATGATGTAGCTGATATCCCACTACATTTAAAGCTCGCCTCAAAAACTTATGCACTGATGCAAGAGCAAGAGCGTACAGGTATCCTGTTCGATCAGGACAAGGCTAAGAAGCTTGTTCGGTACATTGACAGGAAAATGGCACGTATTGAGGAGCTTGTAGAGCCGTTGTTACCTGAGCGCCCGTTGAATAAAACAGAGATCAGAGAGCATACACCTCCGAAGCTACAGTTCAAGAAAGACGGTACACCGAGCGCTGCTTGTCTGAAGTGGTTTGAGAAGGTTACATATTCCAATACAGAAAGGTGCTATATAGGTAAAAAGGCAGGCAAGTACCCGTACCTACCGCACCACGAACCCATCATTACATCCCTACCCATGAAGCTGAAGCACCAGCAGCACATGAAAGATTGGCTGATGCGAGAGGGGTGGAAGCCGGTGTTTTATAATTTTAAGAAAGATGCTAGAGGCCGTCCAGTAAGAGATGAACGCGGAAAAATAATCACGACCTCACCCAAGTTCCATGAAAACGGTGAGATATGTCCTGATTTGATTCGGATGGGGTCTCGTGTTAAGCTGATTAAACTGGTTGTTAAGTGGTTGTCTTTACGTAACAGGCGTTCAGTTCTTATCAACGAGGATAAAGGAACTGGTTGGCTTAATCACCCTCGTCTGAAGGTAGATGGCAGACTTCCAGCAGCTAGTTCTGGATTAGCTAATACATTCAGACAAAAACACAGAACAGTAGCTAACATACCTCGCGTGACAAGCCTGCTAGGCAAAAGAATGCGAGAACTGTTCTGTGCTCCGCCAGACAAAGTTTTTGTTGGTTATGACGCTTCTGGTTTAGAGGCAAGGGTCGAAGCTGAGCGTAGTTTTAAATACGATAACGGGTTGTATGCAGCAGAATTGTTAGAAGGTGATATCCACAGCAAGAACGCAAAAGTGTTCGGCACTGATCGTGATGGAGCTAAATCACCGAAGTATGCTATCACTTATGGGTGTGCAGCACCGAAGTTAGCGGGTTTGTTAGGTTGTACAACACCAGCAGCGCAGCAGTATATTGATAATTACTGGGAAACTAATTATTCAGTTGGTCAGCACAGACAAACTGTGATTAGTGATTGGAAGAAAAATGGAAAGAAATATATTACAGGTGTGCTAGGTGATAAGATTGTTACTCGCTCTGAACACTCGTTATTGAATGCTGATTTTCAGAATTTTGGTGCAGTTGTGATGGACATTGCTAATGCGTTTATGGATAAATGGGTGAAGCAGCATAATATCCCTGCAAAACGTGTGGTCTTCTATCACGACGAGGCAATTTGGGAATGTTTTTTAAAAGATGCGGAACTTATTTCAGAACTTGGTGTCAAAAGTATCAAGAAAGCAGGAGAATACTTAAAAATGAATATCGAATTAGATGCTGATGCGAAGGTCGGGTACAGCTGGAAGGAGGTTCACTGATGGAAGATTATAAGAGTTTTCATTCAGACGACGGTGAGGTTATAGTCTTCTGGGATGACCGTGGCTTTATTATCAGCCAAGCAGGTTCGTCTGAGATTGAACCTGAGTACTTAGATTTTGTAATTAACGCATTACAGACAGTCCGTCAAGAGCTAGATGAGCAATCTAGAGATGACGCTATATACAATGAAGCTGAAACAACTGAAACCAAAGAGGAAATGTAAATGAGCTTAAACAGACAAGCGCCGCAAGGAACACCTAACAAAGATACCAACATCGAGTACGAAAACTTGGAAGTGGGTGAGCACGATGGCCGCTTAGTTTTCATCGCTGATGTCGGCTTCCATAAACGTGAGTACATGGGGGACTTCAAGGGTAACTTCCAGAACCTATGTCTCGGTATTGAGATTGTAGGTAAAACATTCACAATGGATGGTGTCCAGAAACCTGTGATGATGTGGACAAAAGCATTCCCTGTGTATGAGAATATGTTCGAGAACTCAGGTGAATTTAAGTTCTACTCTGCATTTGTACCAACAGCACAGGATAAAGATGTACCTGACTGGGAAGCACAACTAGGTAAGCCTGTGAATGTTGTGGTAGAGCACACACCTGATAAGAAAGATCCTAAGAAGGTGTACGATAACATAGCATCGTTAGCACCTATTCCTGCTAAATATCAGGAAGGTGTAGAAGCTGCAACGATTACACCAGCAGCAGGTAACGGTAAGGAAGTACAAGATGCACTGTACGGACTAGCGAAGTGGTTATTTGATAATCAGCTTAGTGATGAGCAATTGGGTCGTGACTTCCACAACGAAGCAGCAGCCGATGCTGTATCAGAGTTTCCAGAAGACGACGATATCCCGTTTTAATTACCCTCCCATTAACCTGTACACAATGCCACGCAAGTGGCCGTGAAACGCCAAGGAAGGTGTTGTGAATGGAGCTTGTATGAACACAGATATAGAGTACAAATTACAGCGAGACCCTGATACTGATACATGGTGGGTGATTGTTGATGGGGATTGTGTTATCCAGCATAAGTCTGTTGAGTACGCACAAGGCTTCCTAGACCGCCTGTTGTTATCTAACTGTGAGCAGGCTAAGGAGGTTTATCACCTAGCCCTAGCTTGGAAAGCATCAGGGTTCGCCTTTGAAGAGAAACGAGAGTTACAACTGTACTTGGAGCAGATATGATTTTAAAACGAGAGAGTTTATTTGGTTATTTTCTGAATATGTACGGCCAGTTAGATACATACAAGAATAAGACTGATATTTGTATGGTCACTCGTCATTTCTTAATTGGCGTAGTGATTTGGTTGTTTGCCGTGTTGGTTGGTATAGGAAGTCTTTTGGTAGCCATTGACTTACCTTTATCTGTCTTATTAGCGTATGTATACAATGTACCGCTTAGCCCGTTTTTCGATATAGCTACTGTAGCTATCGGAATCTTAGTATATGGTTTCCTGACGCTATGGAGCCTCTGGCAAGGTATCAAATACCTAGGACGGCAAACCAAAAAAGCCGTAGTCTCCAGCCATATACCAGAGAACGAGAATGTTATCTCTTTTAAAAACGCAGTCAAGGAAAAGTATAAGTCATGGAAACATAAATATTGCACTGTTATAGAGATCAAAGACGAATGAACACAGCTGTGAAGGTAACGTACATCTTGTGTGCAACATTAATAGACCTTAGCTTGTTATCCTTAGCTGTGTTCTCTCCGTTGTACCTAACACCGGGGATGTATTACTGGACATTCGGAGGGCTTGTACTGATGGTTATAGCTAGTGTAAGATTTAGTAAACGATTGAATACTTGGAGTGAATGAGATGATGCCTATATTATATGAAGATGAATCAGGTGCGTATGATGCGAATGATATTAAACAGCTGATTGAAGACAGTCAGTTTCTAGAGTGCCTAGTAGCTGCTGGTGTGGATAATTGGGACGGATATGGTGATGCACAAGAGATGTTAGATGGATCAGACGAATGAACTTCGATGACCACAGCGGACTCACTGACGATCAGTACAGAACTGAGATGGCTAGGTTAGCCCTAGCAGGCGATTGCTTCCCTGAAGTCTTAGACTCTTACGAGTTGTACCGTCAAGCCGGAGAAACAAAACGAATGAGTGCTGTAGCTGCACTTGCTGATTGGGATCTTATTGCGTCATGAGCTTAGAAAGTATGATAATCACCGCCACATTTTTTAATAAGACTAAACGCGTGTTAGCGTACTGTCACAACATGACACCAGATGAGCAGTTCGATAGGGTACTATGGGTTGAGAGATCAGAGGATTCTTACGCATTGCTGTCACCTCAACTAAGGGACAAGAAGGTTGCTATTGTACATAGATCTGACTGGTTAAGCGGTACAGAGGTTACTGAATCATGAGTTTGAAGTTACAAGCACGTCCAGAGCGAGCAGTTGTACCGGGGCGTACATTGTTGGTTGATGTAGATCTGTTACTGTACCTCTCACGCGACCCTGATGAGCCGTTGCAGAACGTACTTCATTCAGTCAAGCTTATGCTTCTAGAGATGCAGGAGAACACGAAGTGTGAGCACATGCGTTGTATTCTCAGTAGTCCAACAAACTTCAGATACGAAGTGGCCGAGAATTATAAGGCAAACAGAAAGGATAAAGAGAAGCCCCCGCATTACCAAGCGACTAAGGATTATTTGATCGAGCATTGGGATGCGGAGATTGCTAGAGATAACTGGGAAGCCGATGATGAGATAGCGTCTATGGCTATATGTGCTTGTCAGGAAGAAGAGAGCAACCCTAATTATTCTATAAAAGATTTAGTTACAGCAACATTGGATAAGGACTTTTTTACCGTCAGTGGTTGGCACTACAAATGGAGAGGCCATCACAAGAACGAGATATTCTGGGTGAATGAAGAAGACGCTGAAGCATTTCTTTGTTACCAGCTGTTAGTCGGAGATTCTGCTGATCACATTCTCTCCCCAGTCAAACCTACGAACAAGGATGGGTCGTTAGCCAAGGCAGGGTTCGGTCATGTTAAGGCTAGGGACTTCCTGCTGAACTTCACGTACTCTGAGATGCGAGAGGCTGTTCGTAATCTGTATGTACTTCAGGGGTTTGAGCGTGAGTTTGAGATTAATTATAAGTTACTGGCTATTGGACGCACTGAAGTATGACTAAGTTAACCACAAAAGAAAAAGCACAGTACAGGGAAGAGTTAGCAGGGGAGCAGGGTGGGTTGTGTAAGCTTTGCGTCACAGCTTTAGAAGATGACAAATCCCTTGATCATTGTTTTACAGGTGAAACTGAGATAATGACGGAGGATGGGTTTGTTAGGTTTGATGAACTTGAAAAAGACGTTAAGGTTTTTCAGTATCATTTTAATGGAACTACAGACCTCGTGTTACCGTTGAATTATATCGAGTATGAGTATAAAGGTGACTTAGTGTATTTACACAAATTGAATTACAGTTCTTTGACCACCCCGCAACACAGGTTGCCGTTAGTTTCAGATGATTTTTATAGCTGTACAGCGGAGGACTTACCAATCTCTCCAAATATACACAGAGATAAAAATATACCAAAAGTATCTAAGTACATAGGTGGTAAAGGAATACCACTTACAGATGATGAGATAAGATTCATGGTGATGTTTCAAGCTGATGGATGTTTCACTACAGGTTTGCGATTTAGGTTTAGACGTAAAGAGAAGATACAAAGGTTTGAAGAGTTGATGGGTAGACTTGAAATCCCGTACACCACACATAACACTGATGCTTTTCAAGCATATATCGGGGTAGATGACTCACCTCAGTATGCTAGTAAAATCTTTGTACAAGATTTAACGTATTTTACTAAACGGCAATTAGAAGTGTTTATTGACGAAGTTTCTTTTTGGGACAGTTCATCACAAAGTAATGGATTTCAATACAGTACAACTGTTAAGGAAAACAGGGATTATGTCAGGTTCGCAGCGACATTAGCCGGTTATTCTGGTACTGAGTGGACTAAGGTTAGAAGTGGAAATCATCAAGCACTGCACTATGCAACAGTAACAGAGCCACGGAAGTCTGATAGTATAAGGAACACAAAGAAAGAGATTGTCCCTTATGAGGGGCAGGTGTATTGTGTCGAAGTACCAAGTAGCTATATTGTAGTAAAACACGAAGGTCTTGTTAGCATATCCGGTAACTGCCATACTGAGGGAAACTGTAGAGCTGTGTTACATAGATGGTGTAATGCACAGTTAGGTAGAATAGAGAATGCAGCTAGGCGTAACGGTAAAACAGATCATATCACATTCCTTGAGAACTGTGTAGCACTACTGAAAGAGGATCACACTCGTAAGCCTTACCATCCGACGCATAAAAATGACATAGAGAAACAGATAGCTAAGATTAAAAGGCGTATGGCTAAGTGCAAAACCAAACGTGGTAAGCAGAAAAACAAAGACCTCATCAACAAACTGAGAGAGCAAGTATGAACAAAACCCCTAAACAACGCTGCATCGAGCAGTGCATGGAGGGAACAGAATTCCTGTTCGAGTTACGTTCCTTCAGCTTAGAGATGCTTAGTAGTGCAGATCCTGTCCGACAAGAGGACGGAGAGGCACTAGAGCAGATTTTAATCAAGTACAACATTATTGAGGGTAAGGAATGAATGTATTAGACCCTAAGATTTTTAATTATATAATTATGACACTGTATACAATTAATGTTGCTTGGTGGGCTTATCAAGGTCACTATGGTCAATCATGGTACTGGGCAAGTGCTGCTAGTATTACAGCCGCTGTAACTTGGGGTATGAAGTGACTGCACCTATCATCAACATAGCTGAGCGTAAATACAAAGACCTAGCCCAGCAGTTCTGGGATACAGTCGAGGACTACATGGCCGCTGGGTGTACACAGGACGAGAGTATTCAAAGCGCAGGTATGGTTATCTCCTGTACGCTAGAGAAACAGGGTATACCTGTACAGGATTTTAATCTAGCAGCGAGAGCTGAAGCTAAACGAAGAGGGTACGATAAATGAAATGTGAAGAAATTGCTTATCGGAAGTGTCAGGCTAAAGTTGGAGATTATGATATCGAAATGGATACTAAGGGTAACTCTTGCCTTAAGATTATTGATTGCCCATCGTTCGGAGGTTCGTTCCTTAACCGTATTGCTATAGAGAAGAAATACGCTAAGGCAGTACTACTAGAAGCGTTAGCTATTGTTGAGGAGTTAGAATGAACGTGCAAGATAAAGTAGTTAAACTGTTATTTGATGAGTACGTAATTTGTGATGTACTCGTAGATAAATTACTACCTGAGCAGAGATGGACACCAGAAGCTAAAGCTGATTTAACTGCTGAACAAGGTTATGGTTTAGCAAGAGAGGAACTGAGAGTACAACTTCAACGGTTACTAGGAGAATAGTATGGACAATTGTCTAATAATCTCCGATACACACTTTCCGTACGCACACAAAGATACCTTTCGTTTCCTTGAAGCGGTAGCTGATGCTTACGATATCAAGGTTGTTAAACACTCAGGTGATGCTGCTGATAATCATACAGCAAGTTACCACGAGATAGAGTACGGTACGTTATCGGCTAAGGATGAGTTCAAGAAAGCTAAGAAAGATATGCAGCAGTTATCTGAACTTTTCCCTGAGATGACTGTCGTACTAGGTAATCACTGTAAACTGAACCACAGGAAAGCAAAGACAGCTGGTATTCCTGAAGATGCACTGAAGAGTTATAACGATGTGTACGATGTGAACTGGCACTGGACGGATAAAGATTACTTCCCTGTTTCAGGTAAAGATGATATGTGTTTGTTAACTCATGCGATGTCATCCAGTACACTGAATAACGCTAAGATACATTCACACCATACAATTCAGGGACACCATCATGGAACCTTTGGCTTGGAGTACTTCGCAGATACAGAGAAGTTACGCTGGGCAATGACTGTGGGATGTTTAGTAGACCCGCACTCTCCAGCTTTTAATTACGCTAAGGGGGCTACGAGTAAACGCCCAATCTTGGGGTGCGGCATGATAATCGAGAACGAGCCGATCATGCGGCCTATGAAACTTAAGAAGAACGGACGCTGGGATAACAAGCTATGAACTACGACGACTTCAGTGACGACATAAAAGCGAAGCACATGATCGCTGAGTTCATTAACTCGCACCCTGACCCACAGGCTAGGCTTAAGCTTCACGAGTACCAGAACAGATTGAATGGTATGTTAGAGAGTTTAGAACCTGCTGACAGGGTTGCTGTTATTGTTTCCCTGATGCGTGAGAACCAAGATACTATTGAAGAATTGATTAATGAGATTAAAGGAGAGATACATGGGTTGGAATAACCGAGTAATGCGGTACAAAGACGGTTCATTAGGCATCCATGAAGTGTACTACGAAGATGATGGCACTGTGAACGGATACACAATAGAAGCTGTAGGTTGCTACGGGGATGACTTAGAGGATTTAAAACTAGGGTTAGATTTGAAATTACAAGCACTCGACAGAGAGATACTGGATTACGAAAGCGATCTTACGGCAGAGAGATTACGGGAGATTAAAGGAGAAATCAATGGCTTGTGATGACCATGACTGTGTAGTTTGTAAAGAGTATGATCTATCCTACCGTGCAGCTATAAAGGCACAGCGGAGATTAGAAGATGAGGCTCGTATGGATCACATCGGACAGAACGGTGGGGAAGGGTTGCATTACGATGTGTGCGAAGAGGATAGGGAGTTACAAAACGAAGGTAGTGATTTGTTTGAAGACGTGCAACCTTGTCTTGATGTGAAATGTGACGATTGCAATTGCAGTAGCCAGTACGATGCCGTCAAACAACCCAAGCATTACGAGTTGGATATCCTCCGTAGCGATGGTACGCTTGTACAGGCTATCGATGTTATTCACGCTGTTCTTTCTGAGGAGGAGTTCAGAGGGTATTGCAAAGGCAATCAGTTAAAATACCTTTTACGAGCAAGTAAAAAGAACGGTGATGAGGATTACAGGAAAGCAGAACAGTACATTAATTTTATGTTTACAGATTGGAGTGAAGAATGATCAGCCCTAACTTCATAGCGTTTATCATCGGATTGTTTATAATTTTAGCAGTGCTTGTTGCACTGTAAGGAGAGGAAATGTTAGAGACACAATACCAGCAATATATCCATAAATCTCGTTATGCGCGGTGGAGAGATGATCTGGGACGTAGGGAAACTTGGCAAGAAACAGTAGACCGTTATGTAGATTATTTTCTTGCAAGACAACCGTTGAAGAAAAAAGACGCGGATACACTGAATCGGGAAATAAGAGATGCTATTTCTAATCTAAAAGTAATGCCATCAATGCGTTGTATGATGACAGCTGGTACTGCATTAGACAGGGATAACATAGCTGGATTTAACTGCTCGTATGTTGCGGTGGATAATCCGCGTGTCTTTGATGAAATTATGTATGTATTGATGTGCGGTACAGGAGTAGGCTTCTCTGTAGAGCGTCAGTACATCTCTAAGTTGCCAGAGATAGCTGAAGAGTTCCATGAAACGGATACTGTTATTAACGTAGCTGATTCAAAAATTGGGTGGGCGAAGGCGTTTCGTGAACTTGTTAGTATGTTATACGCAGGTCAAATTCCTAAATGGAATACAGATAAAGTTCGTCCAGCTGGTTCACGATTGAGAACCTTTGGAGGAAGAGCTTCTGGTGCTCAACCACTAATAGATCTATTCCGTTTTACTGTAGAGGTGTTCAGGAACGCAGCAGGACGTAGGCTTACTTCGCTTGAATGTCACGATATTACATGTAAAGTTGCTGATATTGTTGTGGTGGGCGGTGTACGCCGTAGTGCGCTTATTTCACTTAGTAATCTAACAGATGAACGGATGAGATCAGCTAAGTCAGGTGCATGGTGGGAAGATAACGGGCAGAGAGCGTTGGCTAATAATTCAGTGTGTTACACAGAGAAGCCAGATATCGGTATTTTTATGAGGGAGTGGGTATCTTTATACGAATCTAAATCAGGAGAGCGAGGTATTTTTAATCGAGAGGCTGCTAAGAGGGCGGCGGGTAAAAGCGGAAGACGGGATACTGATTTTGATTTCGGGGTCAATCCCTGTGTCGAAATAGTCTTAAGAAACAAGCAGTTATGTAACCTTTCTGAAGTTATCGTTAGAGCTGACGATACGTTTGGAGATATTAAAAACAAAGTTCGTTTTGCGGCTATACTAGGTACACTACAATCAACTCTTACTAATTTCAGATATCTGAGTGCAGCGTGGAAACGTAATACAGAGGAAGAGGCTTTGTTGGGTGTATCACTAACAGGTATTATGGATCATCCTGTGTTGAACGGCTCTGGTGATTTTGACTACGAGGTAACGCAAACTAATCCTAGAATGATATTAAAAGAATGGTTACAAGAACTTAAGGAGGTGGCAATTGAAACTAATAAAGAATGGAGTGCTAAGTTAGGTATTAACCAGTCTACCGCTATTACATGCGTAAAGCCCTCTGGAACTGTGTCCCAGTTAGTACTCAGTGGTAGTGGTATTCATGCAAGACATTCTAAGCATTATATTAGAACTGTAAGAGCAGACAAGAAAGACCCGTTAGCACAGATGATGGTTCAATCTGGAGTTCCTGTAGAGGATGATATAACCAAACCAGATCATAACTATGTATTCAGCTTCCCTGTGAAATCTCCAGAGAATGCTATCACACGTAACGATATGTCTGCTATACAACAGTTAGAAATATGGAAAGTATATTCTGAATATTGGTGTGAACACAAACCGTCAGTCACGATTACTGTACGAGAGAATGAGTGGATGGACGTAGGGGCATGGGTATGGGAGAACTTTGATATATGTTCTGGTATAAGCTTTTTACCGCATACTGATCACGTCTATCAGCAAGCACCTTACCAAGAATGCACTGAAGAGGAATATAACGAGATGTTATCTCAGATGCCGGATTTGGATTGGGAATTATTAACTGAGTTTGAAACCGAGGATGAAACTACAGGTAGTCAAGAGTATGCCTGTACTTCAGGAGGCTGCGAAATACTATGAAACATCTAACCAAAATCCTAGACGGCTCTTATTTGTTAGCTGTTCTAGACTTTTTAATTGATTATATACCTCACCTGATTATTCTAGGTGTTGGTATCTGGATTGGAATGCAGTTCTAACCTAATCATCCCACAACCCTCTTCGGGAGCCTTTTGTGCTCCCTTCTTTTTGTCTGTTGAGAGCAGTGGTATAAGGGTTAGATTATGCAGTAGCCTTCTCGTACCAAACACCACCGATAGAAACAAATGTATATAGTACATTAACAGTTAGTGTTTTATTAGCCCCTGTTGATGTTTTAATATTCGCTCCATTTGTAACTGTTGCAGCATGTAATGCGAGAATATTAATTTCTTGCGCTTCTGTTGCATCATCAAAGTCAGTGTATGTTGTTGTATCTGCTGTTTTAAAGAATCTACGACCTTGTACGGTAGGTGTGGCATCTGCTGCTGTAAATGTATTTACTAACCCGACCTGTGAAGTAAAGTTATTACTTTCAATAACCCCTTTAACTGATGATACCCGCAGATCATAATTACCATTTCCGTGACAAGTGTTATTATTAACCACTAAATCACTTATACTGCCAGCATCACTCTCAGCTATAATTATACCATAATCATCGTTGTCTGAACATCTATTGCCAGAGACAGTTAGTCCGTCAATGGTTTGTCCCGCACCTGCTGTACTTATATTAATTCCATCATCATCTTGATTATAGCAATAGTTATCTGTTATAGAGATGTCTGAAGGGTTCCAATTAGCAGTAGAATTAAAAGATATTCCTTGATCTTGTGTCCTAGATACACCTGCCCTACTATCATGACAGATATTATTAGATATAACTAAACCTTTATTGTATTCCCCGCCCTGAATCCCCTTGCTTAGATTATCATAGCAAATATTCCCAGATATTACTGAGTATGTCATCGCATTTAAGTAAATACCTGCACTAGTATTTCCGAAACAAATATTATCCCTAACAACAATATTGTAGCTAAGGTCTGCATCTGTACTGTAAGTGCTATCAGATTGAATACCGTGAAATTTATTATTACTACAAATATTCCCAGATATTACCAGATCATTTGATTGAAAGGAATTAGCCCCACCAAAAATGATACCAGACCCTTGTGAAGTCTGATTACCATTTGCTATATTACCAAAACACCTACCCCCATTAGACGCAAGAATTATACAGGTATGTTCAATGTCTTGAACATTATTACCGTAAACTAAAATATCATTCTCTATTGTCGTTATCGCATAATTACCACACCAGATACCCCTTGCAGCTGTACCATTCAAGTCGTGTACGTAGTTATTTGAGACACGCATGGCGTTATTATTAACTGTCATTAACACAGGTGCGTTATCAAGATCATTACCTGTTAATTCACATTTATCTATCCAGCAGTTTTGATTTTGTTCTGCTCCGAATAGTATTGTGGCGATAGAATTACCGTCAAATTTTACCTCCTCCACCCCGCAATCGGTACAAGAGATCATTTTCAACATTACTTTCCAAGATGCCCCAGTTAATACTTGACTTGTTGGGGCAATAGAAGGTTTTAATACTCCTTTGCCTTTAAGGATAACACCTGTTTTACTATCAATTAAGAGTCCAGCAGCACCTATCGAGTAGGTTTCACCGTCTGCTAGGTATACCTCTGAATAATTCGATGCCGCATCTATAGCCGCTTGTATAGCTGCTGTATCATCAGTTGTCCCATCACCCACAGCCCCAAAGTCCTTTACCGACACAACATCCCTTAACTTATCAGTCAAAGACCGACCTGTAGCGCCTGTACCTGACTGAAGGAAACCTATACTTGTGTTGTCAGTTGAAATAACACCGTAAGAGACAGATGTTAATGAATTAGTAACAGACCCAGAATCGAGAGCAACTGTAACTGTAGTAGTTGATACACCGTACGTACTACTAGTCACCGTTCCGTACAGTGTACTTGAGTCAGCTAACTTAACCCGTCTACCGTTATGTAAGATGCTTGTTTGATCACCATTAACTGTAAACGATGTAGCTGAAACATACGTAGCAGCACCCAGAACAGTCCATTCAGCTAAGTCCTCTACACCTGATACATTATCTAATGTCCACTGTTGTACATCATCAGCGTTGTCTAATACAACCTTGTACGAGCCGCTGAGATAAATGGTTGCCTCACCGTTAGCATCTAATATAACAGGGTTAGTATTAGCTGTCAGGAGTGTTGAATCACTGTACGTATCTTTGGCATCGGTTGTACCAGCGTCATAGAAATAGACCTTACCACCCGCTAAAGGGGTGTTATCAGCAGAGTTACGGGCTGTGAAGATCGGATACTGAAATGGATTAGGCACGGCTTATTGACCCCCTTGTATAAAATGTTCAAACCAATGATAAACAGCTGTACCGATACCTGAGAGAAAAGCAACTATTCCCCATCCAATTACCTGTGTCTTTACTTTCTCTTTAAGAGCTTTAGACTTCTCGCGTTCTTCTAGCAGAATATCAATGAAATCATGGTGTTTGATATGAGTTTCTTTATCGACAGGAGCACGGGCATCAAGGACTTCTTCAAGGGTTTTCTTTAGGTCATCGTTGTTCATCCAAAGCCTCTTGTTCTTTTTGGTCTTCTATTTGTAGTTTAGTAACTTCAGATATTAACTTCGAGGTTATCTTAGCCCCCTGAGCTGTCATACCCTTTGTTTTCATAGCTGTAGTCATTAACCTAGCCACTTTAGGAGATGTCAGTGCTTTAGCCAATACTCGTGGGCCTAAAAATATAGCAGCTGCTTCTGGTGCATCTACATGCCCTGTAGCAATACCTACAATAGCACTACCCTGAGCTAGTTGCATGACCATACCTAAACCACCTTCAGGCTTCTTGTTAATGATTTGACCGACCTGAGCGAAATTTCGAATAGCAGATCGTTGTTCCATTGTAAAGGCATGTTGTAGGGTACGTGCTTTCTTTCTATCAGTGAATACCTTCATCAGTGTATCTGGACGAATAGTACCATCTGGAGTCATACTCTTAGATATTAGAGACTCAACATAGCCTGATTGTAAAGAATGCCATACTTTAGATTTATTTAATGTAGGGTCAAGTTTAGCAGCGTAAGCTAATCCGCGTTTCATTGACTTTATATCAGCTACATTGCCATCTTTGAACACAACTTCACCAATACGAGCAGGCTCATGCTTGTTCTGGATAATCATTTTAGCGATAAAATCGTTATCGAATGCTTCCTTACCCATTCTGTAGAATTTATCAATAGCTCTGTACTGCTTATAGACCTGAGGGCCTGCTTTAGAAGCAGAGGCATCCATTGTTTTATTTGCTATTTCTACAATATTATTAATAACATGTCGTGCTTTACCAGCCCCCACCACATCTTTTAAATCTCTTGACATTGATAGTAAGTTAGATCGTAACTCATGAGCTGAACTGAAGAATAAATCATCCTGTAGTCCTGCCAGCTGGTCTAGCAACTGCTTACCAACATCTCCAGCACCGATGTTATTAAGTTCTTTTAAAGATTCAAGTTCTGAAAAGGCATAGCGTTTAATCGGAGTAATATCAACAGGGACACCGCCTACAGTTTCTTCAACTGTACGTAAAACATCTCTGGTAACAAACTTACCAGATTTACCTGTTGTATCTTTAGTTACTTTTTCTAAGACTTCTTTAATTGCCGTTTTAGGTGCAACCATTTCATCGAAAGCACTGTACATATCGCCAGCAATATTAGAATGTGCTGCTCTGCCGCCTTTTAGTGTATGCAGGACTAGATTACCAATGTCCTCATCAGAGAGGTGAGTAGATGCTCTTTTAGCAATTAGCTTAGAGAGATCATCTTGCATTGATTTAAAAGCTGCGTCATTAGTAGCATCAACCGCTTTGAAAACACCAGAACCTGTTAAAGAGCCTTTAGACAGACCTTCAAGCTGCTGTATAACCCATGAGTCAGTTTGTTGGGGAAGTGTGAACTCCCCGCCATACCCTTTAAAGATATCTTCTACAGACTGAGCAGCTTTGGTTTTCTGAGGGTGTAGTTTAGCCCACGCCCTACCACCGAGCTTCAGGGCAATCTGGCCTATCTTCTCAAAAGCCGCTTGTTCTACCCCAGCCATTCCTACTTCAGTTGCAAACTCACGAGGGGTGGTATCTTCTCCTCGCATAATTTCATGCGTTTCTTGAGCAGCCTCTCCTAACATACCACCGATGCCAGCAGCGAATACCTGTGCAGCTGGCCCTAACTTAGAAGTGACTAATGGCCCAACGATACCCCCCACCATTGCAGGGACATCTTTTTTGAATTCTTCCCATGTATCTTTTTCTTTCTCTTGTTCTGGGAGGTACTGGGTCACTTCTTCAGGCAAAGGAACATCTTGAGGAGTGCCATATAACTCCTCTGGGGATATCTTAGTGGGTTTGCCGTATAGCTCTTCTGGAGTAGGCATTACAATTTGAACCTGTCAAGTGTTTCTTGAATCTGCTGTTGTGTCCATCCATATTTTAAGCCATCTTCAAGTATTTGTTGACGAGACTGAGGAACAACAGCATCGCTCGGTTTACCTTGCTTTTCCATACTAGGACGAACAAAAGGTGTACCCGGAGAGCGAGAATTCCACTCTTTCAGTACATCATCGCTGTGTCCCGCTGCAATGTCCGCTTTAATCTTGTTAACTTCAACCCTGTAAATACGAAGAGCTTCTGTTAACTGAGCATCTGTTTTTAAAGCACCTGTACCGAATTCCTTTTTCAAACGGTCTAATTCAGGGGTAGTTACAGCAGCACCTGATCGGTCTTTTAACTCCATATTGAAGACTTTTTGAACTTTTTGACGAAGAAATTTACCTGTGGTTGTTAGCATAAAATCAGGTGTCATCCCTGTAGCACCAAAGCCGGGTATATCTTTACCTTGCTCGATTAAAGGGTTTACTGTTTTTTCAACTTCGGAAAGGGCAGCTTCCACGCGTGTTATATTAGTACGAGCCACATCGTCAGCTAATTCTTTTACTTCCCCCTTGAACTTTTCACTAACCTTAGTACCTTCTGTTACAGTGGTTAAGAACCGATCAGCGTCTTGTGCAGAACCTACAGCCGCCTCTTCCGCAGGAGGAACTTGACGTGGAACTGTTCCACGAATATCGAATATGTTTGTGTCCCCTGTGCTTGGATCGGTAACGGATCTGTACATATCATACGCTAAACCATCAGCTAATGCTTTTGGATATCCTAGTTTAAGTAATTCCGCTCGTTTCTTAGCCGAGTTTGTAGTCTTTTCACCAGCAGGTGATAGAAGTGCGGCATAATCTTTATTCATCATCGCTGTAGTGGAAGCCTGTTCAGCAGTTGGATAATCTCCTGTTGAGAATGCCTCAAGTGCTTTTGTACTCATGCCTGTTTTAGCCATCTGAGGCATATATTTAGAGGTTATGTCTCCCAAAGCAGTATCGAGGTCTTCAGACCCTTCGGGGTAACTTTGGTACGCTTTAGTCATTTCAAATGAATAATCCTGCATGACACCCTTACGAGCTTCCATCATTTGAAGATCGATAATTTGCTGTTGCTTTACTGCTTGCTCTTCCGCCTGCTTATTTTTAGCCATGTTCTGAGCCATGCCAGCTAAACCTGCACCGATGGTTCTGCCGCCCTGACCAGAGGCTATCTGTGCTAGAATTGGATTTAAATTAATAGCCATTACATACCCCCTAATGCCTGTAAACCACCACCAACAATACCAGCAAAGCCTTGGTAAGCGCCCATAGTCGCCGCAGCCTGAGCAGCACCTGCTTGCTGGGTTAGGTCAGCTAAGGAGCCATACGTTTGTCCCATCTGGCCCATTGCTGTCTGAGAAGCACTGATACCCATACCAGAGGCTTGTTGTCCCATCTGAGTACCCATACCCATTAAACCACCTAGCTCACCAAGTATCTGTCCTCTGTACTGAGAGGCAATACTCTGACCTGTTCGAGAGAGTTCTTCTAAGGTTCGACCTGAGAGTTGTGTACCACGAGCAGCACCAGATGTCTCAACCTGCTGCTGACCTTGTTGTTGTAAGTACTGCAAAGCAGGGTCTTGAGAAATATCTATCTCACCGGATTGTATGCCTTGGTATCGCCCAAGTGCAGCAAGGGCTGCCTCTTGGAACGGGGCAGCATGTTCCATCTGCTGTTCAACCAGACCTTGTTGCCAAGCGAACTGTTCCTCTTGCAGATCCAACATCTGCCCTTGGATTTCCATCGCAGCAGCTGTGCTGCTTGTAATCGCATCAGCAGCTTCTCCAGCAGCCGTTGCTCCTGTTAGATCGTCCCAAGCATCGCTTATAAAGTTACCCATCTTAAATCCTATTCTTCAGTACAAGAATGTTGTATGTTTCAGATGCAGGATCAATAGCGCCTGCTGTTGTGTTCATAAAAGTAATAGCTAGAGTATCATCAGCTGAGACCCTGAAGCCTGTAACACCTAGTCCAGTCGAGTGGCTTGGTTTATTAACTGAGATAACCATGTCCTCTGATTTTAAGCCTGTTACAGTGAATGTCTGTTCATCAGTTGTATTAGCAGCAACGGATGTAACATCCAGTGCTTGACTGATGAGCCGAATATCGTAGCTGTTTTGACTCACGAGTGTCATCCACTCAGGAGTCGCTTCTTGTGTAGGCGGAACAGGTCTACGCACCATCGTTCTCCCGCTGAGTCATATCCGTATCGATATAACCGTCAATAACCACAGCTTTTACACCATCTGTAATGGTAAGTTCGTACACGCGGTCATCAGGTCGTCCCTTATTACGCCATATCGCTTTATTTCTGTACTCACCTACCTTACCTATAGGTTGCCAGTACTCGTTACTCCATGTGTGTCCACCGTCATCTGACCAGCGTAGCATTGCTTGAGGGTCGGTATCGCTTGCATTCCCTACACCCTCTTCAAAATCTATTCGTATACTACGGTGGTGAGCCATGCGATCATCGGCATGTAAATGTGGAGAGCGCCTTTTGCGTGTAATAACATCGCCGTTATCTGTGAACACAGCGTAGTCCAGCTTGTACAACTTACCATCTGAGTAATCCCCAATTACATGTTCCCCGTTAAAGAAAGAGTGTGAGTTACCTCTGTGACGACCAATATCTTTACTTGACCATTCATGCCACATATTTGTTGCTATATCATAAACCAGTGTTACTGCCTCTGTCGGGAATGTTAACACGTAGAATGTATGCCTGTACGCTTGATACGTATAACCGAACGCATCTGAGATAACAGCCATATCCGCTATTTTTGTTGCTATTGCGTCAGTAGAAATAACTTGAGGGGCATAGCCCTTAGTCTGGACTACCTGACCTTGGCCTTGCTTGTTTTTTGTTAACCAGAACACAGAACCGTCAGCCGTAGCGGGTGAATGTTCAGCTGCACAACCCCACTCTGAGAAACCGTTCTGTATAGGCTCGTAAGGTACAGTCAAAGCACCTGCGTTGTACCACGGCTCTGCTGTACTTGCGCCGATGAACCATAACTGTCTGTTATTCGCTATAATCGATACTAACGCATCCGGATCACGTTCAGCAGTAGCAAATCCAGTGGCTGTCCAATAACTCTCAGTTGTACCGTCATTGATATAAGTCTCTGAGAGATACCACCGACCTGTATTCGTGGGGTCGTTAACAATAAATCTACCGTCAAAGAACACAACCTGAGTAGCTGTATCAGGGTAATTACTCTGAGTACTGGTAGTTACTGTAGTTGATGTCACAGCATACCCATTAGTCCCATCAGCAATCCACATGATTGTACCGTTATGGGCCATTGATACACGCCCACCAGTCGTACTCAGTGTACCCGTTAGTGCGGTATGTCCACCAGCGTTGTTCACCTGATAGACTGTATTTCCAGCCACTACGTACAAGTAATCACCAAAGACAATCGAACCCCTGATAGGCCCAGTACCCACGTTACCGAACAATGTCAGTCCCGGTGTAGGGTACAACGCTATCTGGCTTTTACCTGTCGGTGTTAACTCAGGATACCAGTTCTGTGTGAGTTGGTAATCAACATCACGAGAGCGAGAGCCACCTGTTTGATTAAGGAATGGTACTTTCATATTATCTTGCTATCAGTAGGCAGCGGTATGTTATACTAGCGGGGTCTAAAGCACCTGCTGTTGTATTAACAACCCGTATTTCAACAGTATCAGCAGCAGATACCCTGCCATCAACCACACAACCAGCAGGTAAAGCAGCATCAATACTGACGAGTATAAAATCACCCACAACAGCACCTGTTAACGTGGTTGTTGTTGTTGACTCACTGTGTGCAGGGATACTAGCAAAATCATGCACGTTCGTTACTTGCTGGGAGCCCGTTAAGGTATTTAACTCTATCGCATCAGCTGTTACACTGGTGCTATCTATAAACAAAGCGCCAACGGTCACTATATCTAACGTTTTACCAGACTTTACTTCTACCCCGGAGGTAGTGTTCGCTACGAGCACTTCTTCAAAATTAGTACAAGCGTTAAGGTCAGCTGTTGATGCAGTTACTCCATCAAGTATATTCAATTCAGAAGCAGTAGAAGTTACACCGTCTAAAATATTTAGTTCAGCAGCTGTAGAAGTTACACCATCGAGAATATTTAACTCCGCTGTTGATGAAGTCAACCCGTCTAAAGTATTAAGCTCTGTGTCATCGGCTGTGATAGGATTAGCTACATTCGGGAAGATAACTGGACCTTCGTACAGACGGACATCATCGAACTGACAGTTCCTGCCTGATGCAACTGTACCTGAAGCGTCCACACCACTGAGTTTTACCTTACAGAAGTACGCATCTGCCGGAGCAACTGTTGTACCTGATAAAGTGCTCCAAGACGTAGGGTTAGTTGCAGAATCACTGTAAATAGCTGTACTTGCTGTACTAGAAGCTAATCCTGAATCGTTCTGATACCAGAGCAATGTAACAATACAAGTGTTATCAGCCGCTGAACTCTTGAGGTTGAACAGCACATGAACACTCTCACCCGCTAAGACCTCGGAGTATGGTGTGGTGGTAGCTGACCCTCCACCAGATCCTCCAGACGTGAATTTAAGTGCGTTATTGCCATGAGCGTGATTGCCGGAACTGCTGTCAATAGCAATAGTACCATTTGTATCAGCACTAAGAGTCCAATTATCAGGCGACCCATCGGAATCAGAATCAGTTTCAAACGAGCCGTTCTGGACGAGATTGTAAACACCTGAGACAGTTGGTTCAATATTTGCTTGAACATTATCCATACTCCATAACTGCACGTCATCTGAATCAGTCAGGACGATTTTAACAGAGGTGTTGTACCATATCTCTGCTTCGCCATTCGCATCCAGAATAACAGGATTAGCGTTCGCTGTACCAGCGCCTTGATCAGTATACGTATCTACACGATCAGATGTACCTGCTGTGTACACGTTGACCTTTCCACCTGACAGTGGGTTATTACTAGAATCAAAAGCCCTGAACTTAGGGTACGTTAAGTGTACAACAGCCATTAAAAGTCACCGTTAGGTTCAAAAGTAATACTGACATCTTCAACATCCCAGTTCTCAGCAAAGGCTAAACCATCTCTAGCCATTGAGCGGATACGGTAATACATCTGATCAGGAATGCCGTACTCATCAGCTAGACGTAACGCTAGGTTGTACTTAATAGCCTCTAACCACTCAGGAGGGCAATCAAAGTCGTCTGTTGAACCATCCATATCTTCAATAGGAGAATGCACCCAAAGCTCTAGTGTCCATTCAGCCGCTGCTGTCGCGTCAGGCATAGGCCAGATATTTACTGTACTGGATGTGATAGTGGGATCGAAGTACAAGCTGGTAGGAGGGGAGTTCTTAGCCGTTGAACGGTCAGGTAATCCAGACCACTCTTCTAATGAAACAACATTAATACTCGCTGTTTCATTATTAGTATCTTTATAATTAGCCTCTAGGATACGAAGAGGACGAGCAGCAGTAACATCAGCACCAGATGGGCCGATTGTGTAAGCTGCTTGTGAAGCGACTAAAGTGACTGAGAGTGCATCCCTCCGCCACATTGGAAGGCCACGAGCCTCCCACGCTTTCAGCATAAGATTTAGAGCTTCAGATCCGTTAGCGATTTCTTCAGCTGTTAAAGTCTCGCCTCGGATACCAACACCGATTAAACGAAACGCTGAGTTAATCATCTCGTTACGGTTTAATGTGAAATTAGTGGAACCGGAAGTTGCCATATATTTATCCGAAATAAGTGTTTAATTGTTTGAATGTACCTGTCAAATCCATAGAGCAGTGGTATAAGGGGCGGGTTAAGGATCAAGCAACCCCGTAGCTTCCCAATTAAAGCTCAAAACCGCAGAATTAGCATATCCTATACATCTTGCAGTAAATCCAGTAGTGGTGACACTATAAGGAATAACGCTCAATCCACCCGTTGATTGATTTGTGTTCCATGCCTTGACAACAGGGGCTGATTCAAAAGCACGACTAAAAGTAACCGCTTTGTCAGCATAGAAGTTGCCGCCGTAAGCGGTTGTCGTTGTTACAGAATCCGAACCCGTAACAAGTTGTTTTTGAACCTCTACATCTGAACTACTGTTCAGATATGCCGCTGATGTCATTCCCCTGACGCTGTTTATACCTATCTGACCATCTGTACAAGCGGCTGCAATAGTTATTGCCCTAACTCCCGTTCCATTACCATTGAAACTATTTCCACCAATGTAGAAATTCTTACCTGAGTTTATAGTAAAACAAGCATTGCTTGCGTCAGCGTGATAAATCATGTTCCCTGTTATTGTGAAATCAGACCATATACCAGAGTTGTCGAAGATAATATCATTTTCATTACCTGCAAATTCATTACCAGTAATAGATATTCTTCCGAAGTTAGCCGTGCCAGCGCTTCTCACAAAGTCGATACTTGCAGCAGCGTGATTCTCAAATGAACTACCATGAATTGTTAGCACAGAGGTTGGACCCTCAACATCTAAGTAATAACCAAAGTTTCCACCGTTAAACTTAGTGTTTGATATTTTTAATCCACCTGAGCTAACCTGATAAACACCTTTACCTACCGAGCCATAAGTTCCACCGTTCCCATTAAAGAACGTACAATCAGATATTTTTGCGTCACCAACGTCTGTACTATTAGCATTAGCTACATAGATACCGGATTCCGTGTTGAAGTAGAACGAACAATTATGTACTGTCCATGCACTTGAGTTTTTGAACTCTAGCATTCTAGGCCAGTATCTAAAGTTGACATTTAGTACGTTTGCTAATGTCTGACCGCCAAGGTCTGTTGTTGGGTCAATACTCAACCCTGCACCGGGCGATGTCTTTGTAACACTACCCGCTGAAGTTGGGCCAATTAGCGTAAAGTCTCTGAATGTTGGTATTTCATCAGCAGTGGAAACAGTACCTAAGTAACCAGTGCCAGTGAATTTTATTGCCGCTGTTGTTGAGGTATCAGTAGAAGTTAGCACCGACCCGTAACCGTGACCGGATATTCCGCCCGCCACTATAGTTATATTGGTGAATAAATAACCACCTAAAGGATATGATATAACTTTCCCTGTGTTATGTGCCGTTTGCATAGGCGTTGTGTCATCTGTAACACCATCACCTACTGCGCCAAACCAAAAAACACTGTACCCAAGCCCAACATTATACCCACCATCAACCCGCACATAAGCCGCTGAACCATCACCCCCTGTAGGAATAAACTGAGTGCCACAATAACTACCGCCATTGTCTGAGTAACCAGAGCCACCTGTAACGCCCTTGAACAAGCCGCCGTCCGTGCCGCCTATGTAGTACAGTTTTTCATTTTCAGGTTGAAGAAGCACAGCAGCTGCTTTGTTAGCAACACCTCTTGCATTATCTAAGGTAGTTATGTTCTCATCCATCTCCGTATGTCTTAATGGACGGCCCTTACCTTGTCTTGTTGTTATAGTCATTAAATACTACCTGCTGTTGTATAGCCGCCTAGCGACAAATCAAAATAATCAGTATCCACGTAAGCTCCTGTATCTTGTACTTCATCAGGACGTGTCCAAGCCACTGAAGGGTCATCCTCACGTACACGAAAGAAATCAGCAGGGTGTCTTGTCTCGAAGTCACGAGAACAGACATACAAGTTATCCCATCGTTTCTTTAACTGGGATGCTTTGTACTTCTCTCCGCACACATCACAGAGAGCGTTATGGTCACCTAGCTTAAGGTAATCAGCCTTACCGCTCATTTTCTACGTGCCTTTAACATACGAGCTAACCCAACACCGCCCGGAGGAGATGTACTGGTAACATTATTGATGTTAATAGTATCAAATGCTGTCCACGTATAATCCGTTTCATCCCATGCTCTTGCATCAAAAGAATCTGTATCTGGAACAGCTCCACCGTATGTTATTTCAAATGTGCCGTCAGTGTTGACAACAACTGTGCCGCTTTGCGTTGATGTAGTTTCGTATTCAATCTGATCACCAATAGCTAAACCAGTGAAATTATTAACCAACCCCTCTGAATCAACTGCAATCAGTGTCACATTAGCCTTACCTGTATCACTTGACAAGGTAAACGCGAAACCGAGCGCATTAGCCTCACCACCATCATTGGTAACAAACAGATAGCTCGCACCGAATGGTAAGCCTCCCTGTGTAACGGTGACATCAATTGATAAATCAGCCCAGCTTGTTGTTGTTTGTGTCTCTGCGTTTGTATCTGACACATTATCGGTCGGGCTTGCAGTAACAGCACCAGTACCTTTTACAGCCTCAAAATTTGTACCTGTTATTGTCGCAGCCGTTTGACCCGGATATACATCTTCATCAGTATCGAAGTCTGTAATTGTAGGCTCTGTTAAAGATGCAGCCGCATAAGCCACCGACGCAATAGCCGACCAACACGCAGCATGAGTCCAGCTCATCGTCGTTGATGTTGTTGTTGAAGCCTCATATGAAGCCGCAATATTATTAGTTGTCGCTAAATCTTGGGTTTGTCCTGCACCAACTGTTGCCGTCTGTCCCTCTGAAGCAAGAACATCTAGTACCATATCATCTGTGTTGGTGGTTAGTGTTACGCTTTTATTAGCCGCAAACCCAGAAGCACTGTCGCTTGTAGAGACAGGCGTACCAGTATCAACGCCAGATAATGACGATGTAATAACTTCAAATGAACGTCCTGACCCGCCAGAGTCAATTACAAGGTCGTATGTACCAATATCGGGGGTAACTAAATCGAGTAAACGAACTGTATCTGAATTGCCTGTGTTTTGTGCTAACCGCTGAGTAAGCGCCGTGCCATTCCAAGTAACCGTAACAGCGCCGCCACCACCCCCAAGTCTTACAGATATTAAATTTGCGCCGGATGTAAGTGTTTTTGACAGCGTTGAATCAAAGCTGGAACCATTCCATGTTGTTGTTATTGAATCTGTTGTTGTTGTGTCGTTAAATGCAATAGCCATTAGACAATCTCCGCGCCGTGTGTGCCGAGATATGTCGTTCTAGCTGTGCCTGTTAAATCCATATTTACATCGACTGCGCCATCTGTTGTGGCGTATTCCGCGTTGTCTGTTGTTACAATAACACTATTCACACCTGATGTTGGTATTTTTGGTGTGTCATCATTAATAATGACGTTCTTTTCCCAGTTAAATGTGTAGTTGTAATCGCCACCAAAAATAGTATCTTGGATCGTGTTTCTGTACGCCCAATACTCAACAGCCGAGCTTTGATTTGCAGCTGCATTATTCATAGTAAATGCTCGCTGAGCTGTTTGTTTAATCTTGCAATAACAAACCTCTATTCTGTCAAGTACATAGGTTTGCTCTTGTCCTAATATTTCTATTACCCCAAAATTATGGTCTTGTGCGACAATGCCGTCTGTGTAACGTATCGAACCGTCCTGCGCGTCTGATTTGATTAAAATGCCTTGGAACCCTGTATCAGTAGAATTTGATAACGTACAGTTCTCAATAGTCCAGTATTGCACATTAAACATATCAATCATTGATGCTTTGAAGTCGTCGATAGTCAAGCTGTGAAACGTGCCATACTGCCGCATTGAACCGGGATTTAATAATGTAATTGCACCCGGATTGTCTCCGCCGTAAGTACCGGGGAAGTTAACTGTATCCCCACGCACCATGCCGCTGAAATCTAATTCAAAGAACACAAATCGGTTAATTGCAGAGCTGGTACTTGAGGAAATAAACCTTGAATCCTTAACGCCAGAGTTATCGCCGGGTGAATTCTGGAAATCGATATTACAAACCGCCGGATCACTGCCATCTATGGCAATGAATTTATGAGTGTCTTGGTCGATTATCGGTTTTGTAGCGTCACCATAATGCCCCATAATCGCATTTGGTTTGTCTGCTGCACCCAGATTTGTGTTTACGTCAGGATGATTATAGGTTGTTTGTGTAGCGCCTGATCGTAAGATTGCAATTTTGCCGCCGTGTGTTGTTGTGCCAAACAGACCACCGAGTGTTTGATAAGGCGCACCAATCAGACCTGTGCCTGTGCCATCATTGCCGCTCACGCCATCAACAAAGACAAAATTATCTGTGCCAACTGTTAGTGTCCATCGTGAAGTGACAGCATTTAGTTCTTGGTCAATGCATCTCACTACAACATCGTGCGTACCTGCTGTTGGGTTTGTCCATTCAACAATGCCGTAGTCGGTGTCGCTGTGTATTTCTCCAATAGTCATGCCTGTCGGCGCATCGACAAGAGTGAACCAATACGGCGCACAACCACCTTGTACTGTAACAGGCAGTCTGTAGGGTATTCCCGTGTATGCATTTTTGCAGATAGCATTAGCAGTTGTTTCACTATCTGGTCGAGGATGAACTAAAACCTGTGTCATCTTTGATGCAACATAATTACCAGAGGTCAGCCTGTTTGAAATGTCGGACACCCGGCAGTCATAGCTAGTATCTAGCTTGGGTAGAGACCAATTATAGTTGGTGTAGGTGAGCGCCATTAATCTTTGAGGCGTAACGTGATTGTGATATCATAAGTAGCAGTAGCTGATGCACCAACTGTGGTTAACAGAATATCACCTGTACCACCACTAGATTTAGGATCTGCGTTACCACCAATATCTCGCCAGTCAAAGTACGTATAACCTGTACCAAGAACAGCAATTTCATCGTTAGTGGTATGATCCCAGAACAGATGAACAGAGCTAAAGCCCTGAACCATTCCTTCGATACTCTCTACAACTGTGCTAGTAGGTGCTGTTCCATCCGGCCCAACTAACGTACTGATATCTAGCTTGGTGACAGTGGTCTCGCCTGTACCGTCAGAGATATTCGTTAGTTTTAAAGTGTACTTTCGTGTTGTTGCTGAGAGTACTTTTGTGTCTACTGTGTCTACCATGTTAGTCCCCGTTTGTTTGGACGTAGTATCCGAAAATTGTTACGTCTACGTCATCATCATCGCAGACTCCGTTAATGTATTTAACCCCGTCAGTGGCTACATTAATTAAATTAAGATAAGTATGCTCACCTTTGTTTAAGTCAATAGTAAGAATACTTCTAGAGGCATTAACTGCTGTGGTATCAGCCGCTGTTGCTTCGTATATTTGTATGCTGGTGTCGGTCGTTACATTCCTGTCCGCACCTAACAGAATACCTACCATGATAAAACGTTTAGCAGACACAGCAGGAACTATATTGTACACTTGATTATCTACACCTAACTCAACGTAATAAGGCTCAGAGTAATCTAGAGTGCCGACAACAAGTTCGCCATTAGAAGTAACACGAGCGCCTTTATTATCGTATGTTATATTTACAGGAGCTGTCACTAATCGCCGCCAACTAGACTAACCATACACTTAAGGGCAACAGCACCTGTTGTCGCTTTAAGTGCTATTGATGATCCCGGTGTTATGATAATATTAGAGGTTGTTCTCAGGTGAGAGAGTTTATTAGCTTCACATGTTAGGAAAAACACCTCACCAGCATCTGTTAGTCCTGTTGTATCTACAGAGTACTCTATTGTTGCGTCTGGAGAGACCGTTGTACCTAAATTTCTATTAACAGGTGTTATTGTTGTGCCAGCAGAAGCTGTACCCGTAACAACATGTACACCAATGACCTCGGCACTTGCTGCATCTATACGGACATCTGTAATGAAATAATCTTCGGTTCCTGTGTTTTTCAGGTAAAAGAAGTAATCTCCAGCGCCTGTAGGCGTAACTGTGAAAGGACAACTCCAAACCTTCCCCCGATGTTTATTAACATGTTTATCTTCTTCTTCTGAAACAGAGAATACAGATAATCGCCCTTCTGTATCAACAATAGCCTCATTGTTTGTATGCCCACCGCTTTGTATTCTCATAATACTGTTCCTGCATCGTGGTATGCAATAATAACCATTACACTGATTTTATCGTTTGCTGCACCGATAGCTGTCATACTACCTGATGTATTTCCGGGGAGAACCAACGCCCCTTTGAAGTCCTTCTCGTGTGACTCATTAGCAGTTTGCCATGAAGTGTGGAATGTTACTCTATCAGTACTGTCGAGCACTAAGTCACCTGAAGCACCGCCCTCATATACCTCAACACTGTTAGAACTTAGTGTTAGCCCAGTACCTCTGTTTGTGTTGATGGGTGTAACGGCACTTCCGCCTGATGTGTATTCGTCTTCGAAATGCCAGTTGATTTTAATAGTAGAGTCTGAGGCTGTTTCGACTACATATACCTCGAAATCTTTTGTAGAATCGACATTCTTAAAAAAGGCAATAGGTGTTTCTGTACCATCTTGCAAAGTTGTATCGAACTTCATAATGTACAGGTTTTTATGATACGTGGCATGATGTTGTTCATGTGTTATAATATTAGCAGCGACACTGAGCCTTCCATGATCATCTACACTTGCACTGTACGGCTTGTTATCGCCGCTCCGGATAATTGTACTCATTCTACATCCTCTGGTCTGATGCTTGTGTTAAAAGCCTCTTCAACACGTTCGTTTAATAACTTTAATTCTTTAAGAACACTGTACATAATTGTTACGAGTTCTGTATCTTTAACAGAAGATGGGCTGTTATTCCCGTCAGCAATACTATCACTTGGGTTGAAGTTATCATGTCTCATCCTAACGCCCACATCTTATAAGTAGCACCTACCGATTCTAACGTTAACTGTTTAACACTTACATCCATAGCAACAGTCTCTAGAGGATCAAGAGTTGCCCAAGGGTGTCCTGCTTTAAAGCGCCACTTAAGTTCTTGGTTTGATGAATAATTAGTAATGCTAATCCGTTTAGCAGGCCAAGGAAATGAGATTATCTTCGTACCTTGTAATCCTTGACTGTTTTCATCTGTGTACAGATTTGCATAATTTTGTGACACGATACCACCAGTATTTTAATTTAGTTATAAAAGATAATTTCTTGTACGGCATTATATAGCCAGTTACATCTGGTGGTTTTTGATCTATGCGTCTTTTATACTGCATTTAACGTTCCACTTAGTAACCTTTGGTTTTGTGCCACGGTACTCTGTAACTGTGAAGTTTCCCTTTGAGTCCTTTATTTCCATAATACGTATCCCACAAGGCAAGCACCAGTGCTCTTTTTCAATAGAGTCTACTACAAGCCTTGTGTTCAACAAATCGCAGCGTGAGCCGCAACTACATTTCATGCTTAAGCAGGATCAGTCGCAGTAATACCACCTGTTAAGGCAGCCATACCATGAACGAACCATTGTGTACCATCACTGTGAACAACAATATGATCACCTAATGCTTCAGCAGTAGCAACAAAGTTAATTTGATCTTCCGCACCAGCTACTACAACAGCACCTGCTACTTCAATCGAACCGTCGATGTTATCACCTTCCGCTGATGCTACAATCCAGTTAGTAGTAGCAAATGCAGCAGCTACAACGAACTTGAAACTAAGACCAGCAGATACCGCAGGTAATGTGATAGTTGCACCACCAGCAGCGTTCATGTAAAGTGTCTTGCCGTTATCAGCACCTGTGAGTGTTAATGCACCTGTGACTGTTTGAGCAGCACCTAAGTTTTGTTCAACACCAGCGACAACGAGATTACCACCGCCATTAGCAGTACCAATCTCTACGTTACTGAAGTGTGTATATTTTGTACTTTCATTTGCAGGCATTTGTTTACTCCCGTGGATGTCTCCACGTCAACTTCCGTCTTTCAGGAATCTATGTTTTAAGATATTTAATTGCGTTTTGTAAAGTTTCGATTGAGTCTTTAGCATTACCTAACATACGATTACAATTGGTGCATAATAAACCACGAATCTTTTTAGTATCATGGCAATGATCTACGGCAAGCGCTCTGCCTTCATCCTCTGGCGTTTTGCTGCAAATCTTACACCCTCCCTTTTGTTCTGCAAGCATATTATTATAATCTTCTAATGTGATTCCAAACCTTTTACGTAAATCTTGATTCTTCACCTTATCAGGATTATCTTTTCTCCATTGCTTACCGTATTCATTTTTGGATTGAGATTGGGGTTTTACTTCTACCCATTTACAATTTTCAGGGGAATAGTTTCCATGATTATCTACCCTCCTTAATTGATGATTCGGACTGGGTTTTTCTCCCATATCATCAACAAACTTCCAAAAATCAGTCCATTCCTCACATACTGAGTATTTAGCGCTCATTCTCTTCATCCAATTCCATGAATTGTACAAAGGATGTTTTTCACGTTTACCCCAGTCATCAGGTCTGGTCTGTTTTAAATGGCCATGTCGTTTCAAACGCAGTCTATGTTTATCACACAAACCATGAGCAACGACTGAACCAGTACAACCTTCAACTTCACATTGTTTCTTTGATTTACCCATGTTGTCCTCCTAGTTAGGTCAGGTATACAGGTAATATATGGTCTGATCATAAGGGATTCAAGTAAGATACTAAAAATCCCTTATAAATCAATGGCTTAGGCTGCTCCAGGCGACCCAAAGATACCCTTCGGATCGGCCCAGCCGAAGCTGTAACGACCAGTGGCTTTGAACTTCGCATTAGAAGTATCGAAGTCGTTATCCATACCGAAGCGGTCTTCACGACGCTCGAAGTGGATTAAGCCGCTATCGACATCAGTCTTCAGGAAGAACGCATCAGTATCAGTCAGGTAATGATTGACTTTGATGTTGAACTTGCCCATGATAGCATTCTTGTCGTTGTCAGCAGTACCAACACGACCAGAGCTATTGATGATACGATCAGCTTCAAACATCAGATCAACTGGGATAATCAGGTCAGTTGCTCGCGCAGCTACCTTGTTACCACGATCATCAGTCCACTTACCGATATCAATACAAGCTTGTTCTAACGAAGCTTCTGATAAATCAGCTGCTGTGGTTAGTTCGTTCTGGTAAGTACCGCCGTACACGTTAGTATGTACAGTTGAGCACAGTTCCAGACCATCACCACCAGTGTAAGAGCTGTTAAATGCACGATTCAAGATGTTAGCACCAACAGTTTCTTTGGTAGAACGCATTGACTTAGCTAATGCTTTCGCACGCATAGGGCCAATAGTCGAGTACTGATCATCTTCAACCAGCTCTTCTGTAATAACAATACCCAAGCCGTAAACAATATGCTGGAAGCGAGAAGTATAGCCTTGAGTCATGTCATCATATACGATAGCACCACCTTCAGGTTTAACACTTGCTAGACCAGTCATTGAAGAACCAATGATTTCTTCGAATGCTTTGGTTGAGTTACGAGTTTCAAAAATATCCACGTATTCCAGTGGGTGTTCTGCATAACCCATGCCGTAGATCTCGTTCAGACCCGGCCACGCTAGTTTTGCAAAATCGGACATATTAACTGCCATGATCTACTCCTTATACGAATGCACGTTCAGCACTGGTCACGATTACGTGATAGCGCGTGTTAGTAAGAGTGCTGTCATTATCTGGACGATCAGGGATCGCAATCACAGTAAAGTCAGCGTTAGTTGATGTACCTACTTCTTGAATAGAACGACCAGTAACAGAGTTACCAGTACCATCTACTAAGTCACAGTTATTACCAACTACCAGATCAAGATCAGCGTTTGATTGAACTTCATAAATACAATCATCAGCCGGTGCAACTAACACGAAGTAATCTGTATGAGTGCTTGCTGAATCATCGTAAAAACGAACATTCAAATCAGCTACATTTAAACCTGTAGCCGCTGAACCAGTTAAAGCGTCGTATTTACCAATACCTACAACAGCACCAAGTACTGCTGCGTCATTAGTAGCCATCGGATCTGCTAAACCCGATTCTAAGTTAACCATATCACCAATGAAGATATCCTCACCGTCAGCAACACCCACTGCGCGTAGCGTAGAAGCTACAGGCGCACCGGAAATTGTACCGACAGGTCGGAAACCATTAGGCGCATCTAAGTTAGCCATGTTTTTTCTCCTGTATTGAACAAAATATTAAACAAAATGTGTCAATACAGAAGGTGCAGTTATTTCGTTCGAGAAATTTGTTGCTTAACCTTACCATATTGACCTTTATCGAAAGATTCATCTGCCCTGAACATCGATGCTTCTTGTTCGTCAATCAACTTTTGTTTAGCAGCCATGTCTTCCTCAAAGTACTTCTTGTCTTTACGCATAAGATAAGCAATAATAGGCTTGCCATCTTTATCTGTACCGACTTGTTGAGTAACAGGGCTGTCTTCGCCAACAGTTGTATCACGAGCGCCTAGCGCGAGCTGGACATCTGATTTATTTACTGTATCCCACCATGCAGCATTATACTTTTGTATTTTGCCTTTCTCGTCGTTAACCCAACGATACATGTTTTCGGGATCTTTTTCTCCTACTGCTAGGATGTCCACGTTACCTGTTAAAGGTACACGAGCTGGACGTTTCTCTGTGCGTGACTTTTCGCCACTAGGTCGTGTTGCTTTGGTCTTTGCTGTAGCCATTTCTTTCTCCTAAGTCGGCTCTTTAGCCGAATGCCTTTAAGTACTGTTCGACGTAAGCTTCTTCTGACATATTCGACATACGCATCACTGTACGTGCTTGTCGGATACCGTCTGAATCTAAGCCTAAGTCATTAAGTGTTTTCTTACCACCTGTTGGTTTTGTAACAGGGGCGCTTGGTGCAGTCGGGACTGCTGTATTACGTTTATTGTTCTGAGGTTTGAACTTCTCTTGAACAAGTTTCTCAGCTTTAGCATACACTTGTTCTAGGGTCATTTTGCCCTGTTGAACTAGTGGTGCTGCTGCATTACCGTACTCGTTAGCAAAAGCTGCTCGCTCAGGGTCGTACTCATCTGACGCAACATCATACCAAGGGTTTCGCTCTAGGAACGCAGTGAACTCAGGGGCGAATTGTTGCTCTGGTTCTGGAGCAGGGGCTGGTTTATCAAGATCAGCGATATCTTCAGCGAGTTTAAGCGCTGCATCTTCATCACCAGTAGCAACAGCTTCTTTCATCTGTGCTTTGTACTCTTCCCGTGCTTTCTCACGTTCCTTTTCAATTCTAGCTTCTTGCATTTCCTGCATGTGCTTAACAGCATCTAAAGCCTCTTTTGCTGCTTTCTCTGCTTTGTGTGCTCTATCAAAGATCGGTTTACGATCAATATAAGATTGAGCTGATACAACATCCTTATCAGGGACAACCTCTGGGTTCCAACCCATGTCCATTGCTTTTTTCTGCGTATCAGTTGGATTCTCAGGATCAAAAGGTTCTACGTAGGCAACCTCTGGTTCCATTGGATCTTCTGTTGGTTGTACTGATTCAGTAACACCCTCAGTATCTTGTACACTCTCAGGGATTTCCTCCCCCGCAATCAGAGCTTTCATTTGCTCTGTCATTACTTCTGGAGTACCTTCTTGCTCAAGCTCTTCGCTCATTTCTGATCTCCGAATACATAGATGATATCATCATCATTCACTACAATTAGCTCTTCTTGTGTGTCAGGATCTATTACAGTCTTACCTGTGAACCTGCCGTACAGAACATTATCACCAACTTCGCACCAAGGATCGCCGTTATCGAAGGCTAACCATGCATTAGCACCGATTTGTAGAACTTCACCGTGTATACTGCCGTGTTGTTCTCGTTTGTACTCATCTGTATGAGATAAGTCCAACCCAATCTCAGCTGCTTTCTTGAAAGTCTCGTCTGTCTGTTCTATCTTTTTAGGGCGTATTAAAACCCTGTGTCCTGCTGGTCTACCCTGCATCTTGATCCTCCTCTGCACCGTACTCAGAAGATTCTAGCATGAACTCTAAGGCATCTAATCCGCCCTTTGCTCTTGCTGCATCTGTTAAACCATGCTCGTGGTTCACGTACTCTGCTTTTTGAAGGAATTCTGAGACCTTTAGTATCTCCATCTCAGTAGTTAATCGTAGAAGTTTAGTACAAGGGTGTTCTCGCCACTCGTTATAAATCTCTTGATCTACCTTATCCTCAAGATTCTGAAGTTTCTCCTCCAGTTTCTCCCATTGATCCATTACTCGCCTCCTGTTGGCTTTCTCTATTCAGTTCGTTATCTAACGATTGAAGCATGACTTTCATAGCTTCTAGTTGTCTTCCGGGTTCAATTGCTTCCCCTTCTAACAAATCCCTTAATGCTTTGGCTTCTATGCCTTTAGCTTTTGTTCTTAGCTCAAATGTCTTGAGCTTGATCTCTGTCCATGCCCTCATGCTCTCATCTTCGAACTGACGTTCTTCTAAAGCTGGAGGTGGCTCAGGGACTTGTAACAGTGTATCTATATTTGGAAGCTCCATTGCTTCAGCAACCATACGACCTGCTAGTTGTCTGTTAGCAAGCCCTTGGTTCGCTAGGTCCATAGCAGCCATTGCTTTCTGGAGCTTCTGCTGTTCGTTTGTGTAAGAAGGATCAGCCGCTGGAACTACGTTGCCGTTGTTATTAATGTAGTCTTGCTGGAATATACGATCCTGATCGCCAGTATCCAACACAGTGAAGTACTGCTCTGGTTCTAGGTATTCTTTGTTCAGGTTGTACAGAACACGTAACTCTTCTTTAAAAGAACGTAAGAAGCGCTTGTATACGCCGCCGAATACTTTCTGCCCCTGTTCCATTACCAGCGCTGTTGTTGTCGCTTTCTGGTTCTGTCCGGGGTTCTCACCTACTTGTGAGTCTACTGTACCGGCTATACGTTGCGCTGATTGAATCAGGAACGTCGCTAAGGATAACAGTGTAGGAGAAGGCTCACCGATAGGCATCGGGAACACACCCTTACGAAGGTCATCGCCTGTAGCGTTAACAGGCATCCATTCACCGATTTTGAAGCGGGTTGAGCCGGACTTCATTCGGATACCTTTACTGATGAAACCGCCACCACGATTAGATAATGTACCTTTATCGATAAGCTGATTAATCAAAGAATCAACAGCATGGTTCAGTGGCCCAACGTACTGACCAAAGCCGTAGTTATAGAACGAACCGTCAGGGGCTGGTAATAACCCGTACTTAACAATACATTCTTTAGGCTGGATGTTATATACTTCACCGTCTAGAGAGAACGAAATGTGCTCTTCATCAAAACGTCTGGAGATACACAGAATCTCTTTACTGTTAACTTCCTGAGTAACAATATAAGGCTCTTCGTAACCATCATCATCGAGATCAAGCCATGTGTACTGATGAATGCACTCGTAAGGTGTACTGGCATCAACAGCGGGGGCTTGAATACCTTGAATAGAATTCGTTAAATCGTTCTGTTTCTGTTCAGGGGTTCTGAGGTCTACGTCAGCGTAATACCCTAGACGCTGCATACCAAGGATATAAGAGCCATGAAGCTCTGTTCTATGGCTGTATCGGCGGCTGCTTGGAAGATCCTTCGTGTAGTAATTCGCTACAAGGTCTTTAGGGAAGATCAGCTCAGAAACATTCCGACCCTTAATAGGACAGTAATACATACGTTTAAAAGCACAACCAGCAACACCAGTAACCATTCCCGTGTTGTCATGGACTTCCTCCCACTCGGTCATCTCTTCCAAGAGCTGATAATTCATGTGCTTTGATAACCGCACGGCTGTGTTGTTCTTCTCACCGTTCTGGTCAAACCCAACAACACGACCTTTAGCGGGAGTAATACCTGTGACAATAGCAGGGTAAATACGTGAACTGAATTGAATACAGGCTTCAGTGACTAACGGGTACTTCACGTTACTGGCATTCGGCCAAGGCGTGTTTTTAACTTCCATGACCTGAGAAGCAAGTTTCATCCATTTATCGATGTTCTCGTTCCACTCAGCACGAGAATCCCAGTCGGCTTTATACCCTGTATGAACAGCATTCGCTATGTCGCGTACAGTATCTTTATCCAATAAATCAAGGATATTATCTGATTGTAGTATATCTGTAAGGTCTAGCATTAACCACAGGCTCCAGGAGAGTACCAAGTATCTTGGCTGTACTGTACTTCAAAGTAATCTGTATCAAACTTGGTATTACTATTTGCATGAAAATATAAGCCATGACGGTTACTTTTTTCATTTAACCTGTCGCAAACAGAAGAAGTCTCTAGGATACCTTCAATACTTCCAGTTACAAGTAATAGTGCAGGGCAAGGTTTTCCTAGATCAATCCATGCCTGTTCTACAGCAGTCTCTGAGATATCCATATTTATTTTAGTTTTGTATATCATCAGTACCCTGTCATTTCGTTTTCGCCCATACACATGAACTCGTTGACTTCATCTTCGTATTCTTCTTGCTCTATGTCAGCCCATGTTGGGGCGTTCCAGAACTTGTCGATAGCAAGACCAAGCCAAGCAAACGCGTCAAGATCGTCGTCGTGTGCGCCTTTAACACCGGAGCGAGTCACAACAGCGAGGTTCTGGTAGAAGTCATCGTACCAGTCGGTTTCTTTAGCGAAACGTACAGCACCTTGCTTCATACGAGCTGCGATTGACTGAGCACGGGCTATCTTGTCTTTAGTCGGTGTTTCTGCATGAAGGTTAATAAAAGCGTTACGCTCCATCATACTCTTGCGTAAGAACGGGCCTATCGCCTTATCAATCTTCTCGGATTCAACTAAGAAAATCTCAGGCTCGTACCGCTTCTGGATATTAATCATTTCATCAATGATCTGTTCCGAGTCAATACGTCCTTTTACTCGGTCAACAATGTACAGATATCCTTCAGGACACATCGCACCTACAACCATGACTGTGTTATCAGCTTTCTCTTTCTGGGAGATAGCGAAATCAGCGGCGGCGTAGTACACCATTGGCTTGTTGAAGTCTTCAGGCTTCATATCGATGAAGTCCTGATCCCTGAACAGTCTATCACCAGTATCAATAGGGTTATTCAGGTACTCACAGCTGTAACCTTCTGGCATACCCTGTGTGACATAGCTTTGTTGTATTGCCTGTAATGTTTCTTTTGAGTGCAGTTCAGGCCAAAGTATCTCTGAGTAATCTTTGTTATGTGCTTTGTACCGCTTAGATACCCATGTTGGGTCATTCAGTACACGTTCTAATAAAGCATCAAGGTGTAGTATAGTACCTACGTACCGGATAATACCCTTTGGAGATAGCGAGGGCATAACAGCTTTGAAGAACCACATCCTGAGCTTTTCACGACGCTCAGGGTTCTCTACAAGATCATCATTCTCAAGGTCATCGATAACAATCAGATCAGGACGTTTACCTAACCACTTCATACCACGAAGTTTCTGACCAGCACCTTTAGCAACAATACGGCATTTCTGACCATCTTCGTACTGAAGAATACAATCAGTCTCGTTATCTTTGATAATTCTAGCTACACCGAACAAGGACTTCAAATCCTCGTTCTCAGTTAACTCTGCTTTGATATCCCCTAAGAAGTTACTGGCTTGTGCTTCAGTATCTGAGATAATAATAATAAAGCTGCGCTGTCTGAAGCAGATATTCGCTAACGTGTACGCATGTGTAATGCTTGTTGATTTTGCATGAGCTCTGGGCGCAGCAATTGCTACAAGCTTATCAGGTTGTGTTGCAAGCTCCCAGAGTTCTTCATGGAATCGTGGGGTCTCTAGTGGAGAGTCGTACCGTGGTCTTAGAAGTGAATCACTGAACCCCTTGATGAGCTTAGCATCAAAGGTAATGCTCACTTTTCATCTTTACGTTGCTGCTGCCTGCGGCCTTTACGTCCAGTCTGCTCTGCTTTCTTTTCTTTTTTCTTAGGCTTTTTCTTCTCGTGGAGCTTGCTGGCTGTTTTGCCTAGCAATCCACCGAAGTATTTACTTAAATCTGACATTATTTATCCTCAATCACTTCAGCATCAATCACCTTAGCGTCACCACCAAAGGATCGGAATTTCTCTTCGAGTTGTTTTAGTCGGTCGTCCTGTGTTACTTTCTCAGATCGAGAGGTAGGATCACCACGTTGTAACGCCCGCATGTTAAAGGCTTGTGTCTGTATTTGAGCAAGATCACGGCCTGATACTCCGACTCTGACGATCTCACCGTTCTTGTCGAGCTTCTCATCGCCGTTACGGATACGGTCAAGTTGGGCTTCACCTGCCTCGTGTATCACGGTAGTGGCTAGATGGTCTAAATGGAATCCCTGAGCTTTCTTAACTGCTTGTTCGACTTCAGGCCACCACCTCGCCTCGTGCCGCCATTTGTAGATCGTGGCTGCTTTGACTCTACCGCCCATGTATTTAGAGGCTTTACGGGCTGAGCCGTGTACTATGTAAGCAGCTACTGCGATGAACTTATCAGCTGATTTAATCCGACCTTGATAGAAGCTGGGATGCGTTACCTGAAGGTCTGTACAGAACTGAAGAACGTTCAGCACCTCGGCCTGTTTCTCAACGAAGTCCTCGATAGTATCATCCACAGGTGCTCTGCCCGGTGGCTTGTACTCTTTCATTCGCTGTTTATGGGCTTTTCTGTCAGCGCACTGCTCTTGTATTGTCTTTTTAGTCATTACAACCTTCTTTAAGGTCTATCATGTGCAGAACAGTAAAATCATCGTGTAGTATTTGGATCAGCTCGGCTTCACCTATTTCTTGGATTACTTCTTCCTGTGTACCATCGTGGATAACAACATCATCCTCAATAATTGTAGCCCATACAGGACTGTTACAACTAAATATCAGGAAAACAATACTATACGCAAGTTCCATGTGGAGCCTGTTCTCGCATCTGCTTGAATACAGCAGGAGATTTCATTATACGGTAAAAATCTTCTTCAGAAACGTGCATAGGGATATTCTGAGGTTCGTCTTCTACAAGGATATGTACAAGCTCCGCATCTTCATTGTGCAAATCTTCTTCGATAACAGAGATTAGTACTGATTGAGGAACACCACATAACGTAAAAAATAAGATAATACCGGACATAGAACCTCCCAAAAGGGAATTAATTTGCGTCCTTGCCTAGTACCTTAAGGTTTTTCCTAGGATCACCATCCTATAGAGTTGATGATTTGAATTTGGCAGAGAGCAGTGGAATCGAACCACAAGCCGTTAGACTCACTTTACTTAGCAGGTAAGCCCACAGACCATCTGGGGTTACTCTCTATTGGAGGAAGATAGAAGAGTCGAACTCCTGCCGTTTCCAACACCATCGGGTTCAAACCGATTTGCCAGCCAACCTAGCGGTATCTTCCAGAAAGCTCACTGTTAAGCCATGTTGTTGGTCTTATGGACTGGGCAAGCCAGTGAGCGGGTGCTTGTTACTCGATATCTACGTATTTGTCTTTTAGATCAGGATCTGTTTTTATTATATCCCTTGGATCGATCCTTTTGGTTTCACCTTGTTGATTAACTACAACGGCATAGAAGCCGTATACAAGCAAATCTTTATAGGTATCTTCTTTGTCTTGAGCGTCCATGTTATGTCTGACAACACAAATTCAATAAAGTTCAATATATTTCACTACTTTCCGACGAACGGTGTATTCGAAAATTATATTAGCTGAGAAAACCTACAATACGTTCAGTCGGCTGTCAGTACGTTCAGTGGCTCGTGGTACACTCAGTCACTTGCCGTAGGCTGTAAGGTATCCGTTTAACAGCGGGCCTGTGTACTCTCCAACCCCTTCCTGTAATCGACTGAATGAATCAGGGCCAATAAACACACTGTATTCAGCACCATGTCTATTAAAATACTCGTTCTGCTCTGTAGGTTCAGTCTTCTGCCACTGGTTTAAAGATAACCAGTGCTTCAAGGTTGAGTTCTTGCTTTCTTTCATTGATCATTATCTCCAGTATCTGTTGTGCATCATAGTCACGCTCAGTACATCGTGCGTGTAGGTATTTAGCTAATCTGTGGTCTGGTAGGTTAATCACGCTAGTTCTTTATTCCATTTGATCTTATTGAACCAATAATTCGCATAATTAACTAGCGAATACCCATCTACAGTAGCTTTACTCTTACTGAACTCTACTAGCGATTTAGTTGAATTACATTTCTTGCATAATTTCATATAAAAAATTTTCCTAGAAATATTGTTGCAGTAGGTAAGATGGCCTAACCCACTTTTTCTTATCCTGCATGTTTCCCCCCTACCCCATCAGCTGAGTTTATCATATATAACAATAACTTATAGCTGAGATCATACCTGAGTACAATGGTGTGTTATACAAGTAATGATTGATAGGACTATGCTTACTGGTTATCATCAGTCTTATTTATGATAATACTTCAATCCTTAAGTTAGTACTCACTAACATATATCATTCATAAGTATATGATTATATTCATTGTATTTATATTTAACCATACATTTAACCTTGAACTGAATGTTTATCTGTTATAAGCTGAATGAATACACAATCAGTACAGTTCATAGTTCATAACATACTGACAAGTACATCATAACTGAATGAACTATCAGTTTATCATGATGTCTGATAAGTATCATGCTCTACTTATTAGCCTGTAGTGCTCTCTCCTTGTTTGTCTGTTTGTTTTTGATACAACTATCAGCTTACTATACAAGGGTAAGCGTTCGATACGTCTATCCGTGAACGATCTCACTATCTATTAGACAACCAAATCCCTAAATAGTTCAATATTTATCAGTTTATCAGATGAACGGTTATTATCAACTGTAAGTTATTGATTGTTTGTTCTTTCAGCTTAAGCATTTACTTAGTTCAAGGCAGTTATTGTCTATTTTAACGGATGAACGGTAGTTTTAGAGGTTGTTTATATTCTCAGCTCATGTATAGTTTAACCATCGAAGACATAAACAGAGGGTAAGACAATGATTGAGCACACAGACATTAAATACATAGAAGTACAGTATCTAGCCAGTACAGGCAAAACTAATACTAAAATAACACTCATTGACTGTATTACCCGTCAAGAGGCGTTATCAATAGCTGACCTGATTATAGATCCTAGTGTCTTTACTGTACGTTGCTGGACTAATCATAACACTTACATTTAGTAGCCAAAACACACTAAAGAGGATAATAAGATGAAAACTTTAGAATCAATGATAGCATTAGGCTGGCAGGTATCAGATAAAAACAGTAGTATTAACCTGTATACATTAGCCAATGATCATCAAGTATGTTTACTGTATACAGACACTAATACAGTTTATTTTTTCAATAAATAGGTGATATATGGACAATCTAGGCTATAAATACGAATTTGTTGCCACTAAAGGCGATAAAGTCCAGGTTAAACAATTCTACAGCATATTATTTGCTAATGAATCCGCTTGTACCATGATAGCAGAGGGATGGACTGTAAAGTCTATCGATGATTACGATACAGGGGAAATAGTACATAAATTCCCTGAAATTAACAGAGGGTAAGACAATGAATGAATTATTATATGATGGTATTTATTACACTTTTGAATACAGTCAAGATACTGGTTATATTGAAGTGCGAGACAATAAGGGTATTATTGCTAGTGG